GTGTTAGGGAAAACCATGTTAATTATGTTACTAGCGGTGATTATCTTTCAGAGATTACTTCTAGCGAGCAGAACTTAGCAGAAAGCAGTTGGTTATGGAGGAATAGGAAAGTATTACAAAAAGCCTTTTCCAATAATGGCCGACAAAATGGTAGAGCAGAGATTTTAGACAAAATAGGAAATCCAGACAAAACAACCAGTAGCACTTTTAGTGAGCCTGGAAATTCAAATGAATTTGACCCACAAAAATTTATTAATGGTTAATAAATTATTTAATTAAAAAATTAAAATTATGAAGTTTTATTCAGGATCGTACGGGAAAGAAACCGTACAAGCAAATTCCTTGGTTAATGGGCTTTTAAAATTCCCAGAAATATCAAGTAAATTGATTAAACAATATCCTCAGTATTCTCTTACGTATTTCGTTGATGGTACATCAAGATTTGCTAAAGAAGAAATCGTTGGAGATGTTTCAGTTAAATGGGCGATTCAAGGTCGTTTAAACAAACCTTCTACTTGTACTGGTGCTTTAACTGGAACAGGTGTTGCTGGTTCAGTATTCTCAGTAGAATTTGAAGAGAATTTCTTTAACCCTAACGATGTTGTTAGATTTAAAGGAGGTATTCAAGGTATTATTTTAAGTGCTCCAACTCCTTCGATAGGTGGATTTACATTTAGAATGAAGTTACAGACTAACGATGCAACTTTAGTTATTGGTGCTGCCAATACTGCTGCTGGTCTTACAGCTAACACTACTGGTTCTTCTTTCGCAGAAGGTTCTGATAGAGGTTACGAGAATCATGCTTACCCAGACTGGTATGTTAACTATTTAAGTATTACAAGAAAGAGTTTGACTATCACTGTTTCTGCTTTAACTGATATTACTTGGATTGAAAGTAACGGTCAAAAATTATGGTACTTTACTGCTCAAGAGCAAACTCAAGAAGAGTACATGTATCAAAAAGAGTTGAAATCTTGGTATAACGTATCAACGATGGATGTTAATGGTAACTCTACTGTTATTGATGATTTAGGTAAGCCTATCATTGATGGAGACGGTATCTTGAAGCAAATTGATTCTTCTAACATTGATACGTACAATGGTACGTTGACTGAGAAGAGACTTACTGACTTCTTAGCTACTCTTTCTTTGAACACAGGAAGAAAAGGAAATCACTGGATGGTATTTACTGGTACTGCTGGTAAACTTGCTTTCCATAATGCGATGAAAGATTTAGTTTACCCTTCTGGTAACTTAATCTATGATGCTCAAGTTGGAGCTGAGACTGAAATTGGAGTTGACTTTACAACTTACAATGCTTTAGGTCACAGAATGACTTTAGTTGATTGTTCATTGTTTGATGACCCTAACTTACATTCAAATGATATTGACCCTGTTTCTGGTAGCCCAAAGGAATCTTTTAGAATGGTATTCTTAGATTTCGGAGTTAAGAACGGACAAAGTAACATTGAGAGATGTATTAAAGGAGCAAACGGGACTAAGCGTTCAATGGTTATCAAGTACATCACAGGAATGGTTAACCCTTTCGACCAACAGTCTATGACTGCTGCTAATGCGAAAGATGGTTTTGACTGTGAATGGTTAGATGAGTCTTGTATGATTGTTAGAAACCCGTTGTCTTGTGGACAATTGATATTTGCATAGTAATTAATAAGTAAAAGTAAAGGAAAATGGATTTAAAAGAGAAGTACAACAAACAAGACGTAGGGAAACTATTGAAAGATGCACCCACTTCAGGTAACGTAGAAATCAGAATGATTAACCCTAAAAAAACAGGATTGATAACAATGAGGGATTACACCATAACTGATGATAACGGAGCAACTGACTATAGACCTTTTATAGATTCCAATGGAAATCATAGAGTAGCAAAGTATAGGAAGAAGAAGATTTTAAGGATGGGCAACGAAAACGACAGGTTAGAGTATGTTCATTTGAAGAATCACCCTCTTTACTTAACTGGGTCTACTGCTATATTTACATTGTTTAATTATGAGGATGAAGCGAATGACTATGTGAATCTTAAAAATGCAGAAGCTAAGGCTAATGCTATGATTAATGATTTCGCAGGTAATAAGCTTCGTAACTTAGCAAGAGTAGTTCAGATAGTTGTTAGGCCAGGTTCTTCTGAGACCGTATTAAAGCGAGCTTTATACGAGTATGCAGATAACAAGCTAGACGCTTTAGGGAATACAGGAGCTTTAGAAATCCTTAAACAATTAGAGTCGCCAGAATATGAGACTAAGGTATTATTGTATAATGCAATGGATGCTAAGATGGTCGAAGTAAAAAGCGGTAGGTATCTGTTTGGTCAAATAGGAATGGGAACAACTTTCGACACCTCTCTACAGTACTTAGTAGATAACCCTGATATTGAATCAGAGTTGAGTAAAAAGTTAAACTTTAAAGGCGTATAACGATGAAGATAATTGAGATGCACACACTTTGCGATTTGTTAATAGACAAGGCTGATGCTCCGTGGTTTACTGCGGAAGAGAAGGATGAATTTATTGACTTAGCTCAAATCGAGTATCTTGATAATAGTTATAGGTTCTTTGAACTCAACGAAGAGATTCGGGAAAAACTATTACCACTTGTTAGGAGTATTTCTTTTGTAGCCCAGACTCCTTCAATTAACTTGAGTGCTATTAATGACTTTAGGTATATATTGAGCTTACGAGGTGAATTAACTGATGATTGTGGGGTATTGCAAATTAGAGCAATACCTCCAATTCAGTTGGACGATGAAGTTAATAATCAAGATGACCCATTCAATAAGAATGACAATCACAATCCTGGATATACTCAGGAGAATGATGGTACTTCTGATTTGGTTCTTTTTGTTTCGACTACTGACCCTCAAAACTTGATACTGAAGTATTTAAAAACACCAGTTGATGTTCTTAACGATATTAATACGCCTGCGAACAATGTTGATTGTGAACTAGCTGAGTCATCACACGAAGAGATTGTTAACATAGCCGTGAGGAAAATGTTAGGGACTGTTCAGGATCAGTTACAGTATCAGATACAAAGTAAGGAGGCGCAAATTCAATGATTATGAAAGCAAAGGCAGAGTTTAAAAAGAAGACTGACTTAACAGAAGAACTAGATAAACTAGGTGTCGAGTACACTAAGGTAAAGTCTGGAACTAATGAAGGGAAAGCCACACAAAACTTAGACGAATTATACGAACTTTATGTTGGGTCTGTTAACGGTGATGCTTCGGCAAAACCTGTTTTTAGAAAGACCGTACTTAATAGGGGTATAAGATCGTTTCAGTAAAAACAAATTTATTTATTTTAAAAAACAAAGAAAATGAGAGATTATTTCGCAATTTTAACAGAGGCATATGTGCCTACTGTAACGGGAGCAGGTAGTAACGCAGTTATTAACCTAAGCCCAGATTATTCAGTTCCATTGTCATGGGTATCTAATGATGTTGCTTTTGTAGCAGAAGCAGGTACGGCAGGAAAAGCTGTTGTAACTTTCGCAGGAACTTACGCTGTAGGTGACTTTGTAAGAGTTACATTGACTACTCAAGAAAGAAGTAGCCAAGTATTAACTAAGTCTTATACGCACACTGTTCAGGCAGGAGCGATTAGTGTTACTGCTGTAGCTGCTGCATTTGCAGCTTTGATTACTGCTGACATTAATTCAGGTCTTAGCGAGTATTACGCTACCGCTGCTAACTTAGCTGGTGTATTAACTGTTACTCAAGCTCAACCAGAGAAGAGAGCTATCCAATGTGTAGCTTATACTGATAGTGCTGCTGGTACAACTGCTGTTGTTATCACTGCTACTGTAGTATCTGAAGGTCAGCCATCTGACTTAGTAGCTAGAGGCATTCCAGCAGGAGACATTAACTTAGCGTCTTATGACACTGTTAAGTTGATTGTTGCTGCTGATTCTGCATCACCTTTTATTGATTCCAGAGGGAAGACAGTAAGGGAGATTTACTGGTACGGATCTAACCCTCAAGGGGCTGTATTAGCAGGATTGATTCCTTAATCGGAAGTACAATTTGATTTATAAATTAGGTGGGGCAAAGTTTGTTCCACCTTTTTTTTTCTTATATTTATATAATAAATAGATAGTTATGACTTTAAATCACTACGCTTACAACATTAGAAACATAGGTAGAGCAGGTCAGGGCAACTCAGATGATGATACACTCGGTATAAGACAGGTTAAGTTTTGGGTAAATGCTTGGAGAGCGGTAGGTGTATTACAGAGAACAGAATATGGTAAACACATTGACCCTCAGTTGGTTCAAGACTTAGGCTGTGTTCCTTTGGTAACAGTTGATATATCTGATCCAAATGTTGCCAACTCAGAATGTCTTTGTCCTGAGTACGGGTGTACTATTAAAAAAATTATACTACCGAAGTTGGTAGACTTTCCTTATAACAGAGGAATTGTATTTGTGGGTAAGCTTGATAAGCGTACGCCATTTATAATTGATTCTGCTGATACTACTGTATTTAAAGAGTCTACACAATTTGGTAGCTTGATGACTAGGGTTTATATGATAGGTAATACTATGTATATAAAGCTATCACCTAAAGACAAAGGCTTAAAGTATATTAATGTGAGGGGAGTGTTTGAAGACCCTTCTGCTGTTTCGTCTTATGTGTCTACTGGATGTTCTCCAATATGTCATAATGACGCTGTAGATGAATATCCTATGCCACTTAGTATGTATGACTTTGTAACTAAGAATATATTAATGACTGAACTCAACATGACATTGAGTACGGCAGAAGATGAATTAAACAACGCTAAGAGTGAGAAAGGAGTGGAAACCCCAATTAAAGGATAGCAAGGGGGTCTATACTTCCTTTGGAGTTCACAGTGAAGTCGCTGAGGACATGAAGAGAGACCTTAGCAAGCTTAAAAGAAATAAAAGGAGGGTTATTAGTCATGCTCTATTTGCGTCCGTTATAAAGCTTTATTTTAAGTTTATGGTTAAGGAGTTACTAAACGGTTATTCTTTTAACTTAAACAATAGGATTGGAGTGATTAGGATTGCTAAGAGGAAGATGAATAAGTGGATACCTAATACGATTAGAAGGGATAGTGTTAATGGAGAGGTGGTTTACACGAAGAGGAATCAGTTAGAGCTTGCAAGGAAGTATAACTGGTTTTGGCATTACTTACACTGGACTACTTTTAAAAGATATAGGACTTATGAGTTAAAAGCTTCTAGGTCATTTACAAGAGAGATGATGAACAGGGTTAATAGAGGTGTTGAATATATGGATTATACTCCTCTTAATGGTTGGAAAGAGGATGGTTTTATAAAAAAAATAAGATAATATGAAAAACAGTCACAAGGTATCTATTAATCGTATCATTGGTAATGTTATAGGAAATTTAGATATTAAGAACGTCAATAATAGCATTGATGATTTCGCTAGATGGGCTATTGAGGCTGAGAATAAGATTGGTGCTACAGATTCGTATAAGCATTTTGAATGTGAGATTACGATTAAGAATAAGAAAGCATCACTACCTCCTAACTTTGTTTATTTAGAAGGACTTAAATTAGGGGATAGTTTCCTTAATGTAAGTTACAGGGAGTTCAGAATGTTTGGCAATAACATATCTAGCAATTTAGCTAATAATACTGCTGCAAATATCAATACAGGTGTAACCGCTAATTTTAGGAATGATGGATTAGGGTTTAACTTCGGCACTAGTGATAGTTCGGGAGGGACTGCTAATATATTTTCCATTGTTAATGGGTTTATATATGTAAACAGTTTATCTGACGGGAAGAAGATTGGAATATCTTATCAGGGGTTTGATTTAGATGATGATGGATGGCCGATGATTAATAGGCAGCATGAGGATGCGGTAAGTC